GCCCGCTGGGCTGCCGAGAACGGGGTGGTGCACCTCGTTCAGATCCGCCGGGGCGCGGGCGATTTCAGTTACGTCGCGATCGCAAGGCCGAAGAGCCGAAAGGTCCAATCGATGATTGCCGCACTTATGCTGCCCCAGGCGGCCTGACGGAACAGGGGCAGTGGGGGCTAACCGCGAGGCGCCCACGGATATTCGATCGCCGCGTCAACCACTGCCCCGCCTTTGCTGGCGGGATTGCTGACGACTGATCGCGTGAAATTACAGACGAAAGGATCACACGATGACACTTGAGGATCTGCCAACCCAAGCCCCTTCCACCCTTGATGCATTGCCAGTCGAAGTGCTGGCCCGCTTGCAGGGGCAGGCTCAGACCCGCCTTGCCGGCGCATCACAAATGGTCGCCATTCTTCATGGCGTTCTCACTCGCCGCTACGCGCAAGGTCTCAACGAGACTGGCACCCACCGGCGCACTGATGGCGATTACGAAATCCGCATCGAGGTGCCCAAGAACGTCTCGTGGGATCAGGACAAGCTGGCGAGCGCGATCGAGACCATTCGCAGCTGGGGCGAGAACCCCGCCGACTATGTCGAGACCAGGCTCTCGGTATCGGAGACCAGCTACAAGGCCTGGCCGCCAGCGATCCGCGACCTGTTTACGTCTGCGCGTACGGTGAAACCCGGCAAGGCAAAGTTCCAGATCGCGCCCGGGATGAAGGAGGCAGCGTAATGGCTATTTCGCTTTCCTCGCTCAATCGCCTCTCGGTTCCGAAACCCCCGCGGATTGTGATCTACGGCCCGCACGGGATCGGCAAGAACACCTTTGCCGGCGCCGCGCCGCGTCCGGTGCTGATCAACCTGGAAGACGGCCATCCGGCTGGCCAACCGATTGATGCCTTCCCGCGCGCCGAGAGCTTCGCCGAGGTCATGGAGGCGATGCAGGCCCTCTACAACGAGGACCATGACTTCCAGACGCTGGTGATCGACAGCCTCGACTGGCTGGAGCCACTGGTATGGGCGGAAACCATTCGCCGCAACAATGAGGCGAACCCGTCGAAACAGTGGTCCTCGATTGAGGATGCCGGCTACGGGAAGGGCTATATCGCCACCCTTGATGTCTGGCGGGAATACCTCGACGGCATCAATGCGCTCCGGAACGACAAGGCTATGGCGGTCATACAGACCGCGCATGCCGAGGTGAAGCGCTTCGACAGCCCGGAAACCGAGCCTTTCGACCGCTACCAGATCAAGCTCCACAAGATGGCCTCGGCGCTGGTCCAGGAGCACGCCGACATGGTGTTGTTCGCCAACTTCAAAACCAGCGTCACCAAGTCGGACGTGGGCATGAAGAAGGTGGCGCGCGGCGTGGGGGCGGGCACGCGCGTGCTCTACACCGAAGAGCGCCCGGCCTTCCTCGCCAAGAACCGGCACAACCTGCCCCCCGAACTCCCGCTGTCATGGGAGGCGCTCGCTTCGTCCATGGCCGCTGCGAGCGAGGCTGCCCGCATGAGCGACGCAGCCTGATCATCACAGTCAGACAGAAAGGATTGAAGTATGGCTTTCCTCGGAGGCTCGTTCGACGCCTCGCAAGTTGAACCCAAGGGCGATTACCGGCCGGCGCCGCCCGGCGAATACAAAGTGCAGATTACCTCGTCCGAGTTTTGCCAGACCTCGACTGGCAACGGGCACCAGCTCAAGCTCGAGATGGAAATCCTCGAAGGCGATCAGGCAGGCCGTCGGCTCTATGATCGTCTCAACCTCGACAATCCCAATGCTCAGGCGGTCGAGATCGCGCAGCGCACGCTGTCGGCGATCTGCCATGCGGTGGGCAAGCTGTCGGTTCAGGACAGCGAAGAGCTGCACATGCTGCCGATGACCGCGGTGGTGATCATCAAACCCGAGCGCACCGGTAAAGATGGACGGACCTATGCCGCCTCCAACGAGGTCCAGACTTACAAGGCGCTTGGCTCTGGTCAGGCAGGCAGCTTTGGCAGCGGCGGCATGAAGCCCGCTAATACCGCGCCTGCTGCCGGTAGCGGCCAGTCTGCTTCGGCGCCCTGGAAGCGCAGCGCAGCGTGAGCCTGGAGGGCAGGGGGTCGATTGAGCCCGCCCCCTGCCACCCATTCCCCTGACTGAAAGATCGAAGGAGCAGGCAATGGCCGCTCTACCTGAATTTGTGTGTCCCACGCTAGCCTCTGCCGACAGGGCGCTGGTGGATGGACAGGATATGCGCCGGCGTGCCTATCTTGGCATGTCGGCAATCGGCAGCGCGTGTTCGCGTGCGCTCTGGTACCAGTTTCGCTGGGCCTGGAATGTGCGTTTCGATGCGACGACGCTGAAGCGCTTTGAAGATGGGCACCGCAGCGAAGATCTTGCGGTTGCGCGCCTCAAGCAGCTTCCCGGCCTTACCGTCCATGAAACCGACGAGGCGGGCGGGCAGTGGGGCTTCAAGGATTTTGGCGGACACTTTTCCGGCCACATGGACGGAGTGTGCGTGGGCCTCGTGCAGGCGCCGAACACCTGGCACGTGCTCGAGATCAAGGCTTCGGAAAAGTGGCAGGACCTCGACAAGGCGCGCCGCAAGGTGGGTGAAAAGTCCGCACTCGCCGAGTGGAACCCGGTCTATTACGCGCAGGCCGTCCTCTACATGGACTATGCCGGGCTCGACCGGCACTGGCTAGTATGCGTTTCGCCAGGCGGCCGGCGCTGGACGGCGGTGCGCACCAATGCTGACCCTGCGTTCGCTGCGATCCTCAAGGCCAAAGCCGAGAACATCATCTTTTCCGATAACGCACCCAGCCGGATTGGCGGGCCGGACAGCTTTGCCTGCCGGTTCTGCGACCTTGCGCCGGTGTGCCATGAAGGCGCGCGCGCTGAACGCAATTGCCGCACCTGCATGGATGCTGGAGTGGCCCGCGATGGCTATTGGTTTTGCGTCCGCTACGGCCATGAACTCTCGCGCACCGATCAGGAAGCAGGTTGTGCTAACCACCGATATCTCCCTGATCTGGTCGCGGGAGAACAGGTCGATGTCGAGCATGGGCGCATCATCTACCGTATGGCCGACGGCTCGCAGTGGGTCGATGACGGTCCCTATAAGTATGCTCCGGGTGATGTCATCGAACGGCATGTCTGCCGCTCGTGCGGCTCATTTTCCTGGACTGTGACCGACGGCAAAGGGCCGCACGCAGCGGGTCTGCGCTGCACGGGCTGCAATGCGAGTGGTGGCTGGCTTCCGAAATCCGAGGTGGCAGCATGAGCGCGCCGCTTACCCTGCGCCCCTATCAGGAGGCTGCGCTTACCGACCTGTGGGGATGGTTTACGAACCGAGAAGGCAACCCATTGGTAATTTTGCCCACCGGTGCGGGCAAAAGTCTGGTCATCGCCGAGTGGTCGAAGCTGGTGTTCGAGACCGATCCCAGCGCCTGCATCCTTGTGCTGACCCATGTGCGCGAGCTCGTGGCACAGAACGCAGCCGAGCTGGTTGGCCTTTGGCCAGAGGCGCCGTGGGGGATCTATTCGGCAGGGCTTGGCCGGCGCGATATCGGCGCGCAGCTGCTGTTCGCCTCGATCCAGTCGATCCACAAGAAGGCCTACAACCTGCCGCGGCGGGTCGACATGGTGCTGATCGACGAAGCGCACATGATCCCGCGCAATGCCGACACCATGTACGGCAAGTTTCTGGCCGATCTCAAAACCATCAATCCCGCGCTCAAGATCATCGGGCTCACCGCAACCCCATTCCGGCTCGACAGCGGTCGGCTCGACAAGGGCGAGGACGCGATGTTTGATGGCATCGCCCACGAGACGAAGGTGCGTGGGCTCATTGACGATGGCTTTCTCTGCCCGCCGATCAGTTACCGGCAGGCCGCCCAGATCGACACGAGTGGGGTTGGTACGCGCGGCGGGGAGTTCATCTCGTCGCAGCTCGAAGCTGCGGCGCTCGATCCGGTTGTTATCGCCCGGATCGCCGACCGAATTGTCGAGCAGGGAGCAGATCGGCGCGGCTGGCTGGTGTTCGGCTGTACGATCAAGCACTGCGAGGCGCTGTGCGATGCGCTAATAGAGCGGGGCTTTGAAGGCGCAGGGGTCTATGGCCACACCGACAAGCGCGAGCGCGACCGGATCATTGCCGATTTCAAGGCCGAGCGCTTGCGGTTCCTGGTCAGCCAGGGCGTGCTCACGACCGGGTTCAACGCGCGTCATGTCGATCTGATTGCCTTGGCGCGGCCCACCAAGTCGACCGGGCTCTATATCCAGATGATCGGGCGCGGTACGCGGCTCTCACCCGAGACGGGTAAGGCCAACTGTCTGATCCTCGACTTTGGCGGCAACATTGCCCGGCACGGCCCCTTTGATGACCCGGCGATCCCGGACAAGAAGAGCAAGGGGGAGGGGCCTGCTCCCTACAAGACATGTCCGGAATGCGAGTGCGATTGCGGCACCATGACGGCCTTTTGCCCGGCTTGCGGGTTCGAGTTTCCGCCGCCCGATCGGCGTGTAACGACCCGGCCTGACCAAACCTCGGTTCTGGCGGTCGAGACTGACTGGATTGCAGTGGAAGGAGTATCCTTCCGGCGCCACGAAAAGGAGGGTTCACCGCCTTCACTGAGGGTGACCTACAAAGCGGGTCTCACCGTCCACCGCGAATGGATCTGCTTCGAGCACCAAGGCTATGCCCGCACCAAGGCAGAAAGCTGGTGGATGCGGCGGGGGCCAACCCCGGTGCCGAAGTCCGTCGGCGAGGCGCTCGCCCGTCAGCACCAGCTTGCCGTTCCCAGTCACATCCGGGTCAAGCCCTCGGGCCGCTACCACGAAATCACGGCCTTCCGGTTTGATCCCGGCCGGCTTGCGGCTTGAGGGCGTGTTTCTGTGGCCGCGCCTCCCGTGGGTTCGCCTGGCACGACTTCAAGAGTGCGGATTTTGAGCGTCTCCCAACCGTCCACGCCTGTTCGATGGCGTGCCTTGATATCCCGACCAAAAGGCGCGGAAAAATGCAGTTGAACGTTGATGAAAAGCGCGCCGTAAACACCGCCAGCCCCGCGATCGGGGAATGGCTCGACGCGCTCGGCAAAACCGATCTTGCGCAGATGAGTGAGGCCGAATGGCTGGGCTTCCTCGCCCACGTATACGCCAGCATCTG